GGATATAAATCTTTAAACTTACCAATAACACCTTGTAATTTTTCATCACGAGGATTTGCTTCTATTAAATTTTTAACATACGAAATAGTATTTTTATCTAATACTGATGGTGCTGGTGTTGTCATATAAATATATCCTCGTATTAATATTTATTAGGAATTTCCAAGAAAATCACTAAGTTGATCAGTTGCATCACTAATTTGACCACTAACTGCGTCAACAGTCTGATTAAGTTGTCCTGTTGCTTCATCAATAGCTTGACTAAATTGACCACTTGCTTCATTAATTAAAGAATCCAATTTTTGTGGTTTAGGAATAGCACCTAAAGTAGGTTCAAGGGGTATACCGACTTTTTTTAATTGCTCTAATGGAGATTTTCTCTTACTTTTAGATGGAGATATAGCTTTAGGACTACAAATACCATCAGCTTCACTACTTTCTTGTCTTTTAAGTAAATTACCTACTTTTGTTGATCCTACAAATCCAGTCTTTGATTCAAACCTACCTCTTCCATATTTAATACCTGCAGTTCTACCTAAAGAATTTGTAATTACGGGATTTTGTTTTCTATTACCATCTAGAAATTTACCCATTACAACATCACCTTGAGAAAGTGCTGGTTTCTTTTGTCGATTTCCAGCACCAGTACCATCACTTACACCAAGAGCAGTAGTTGCAAATACAATATCTTCATCCTTTATTGAATTGTCAGAAGGATGGTTGCCCATAATAGCAACTCTATATCTATAACCAAATCCAGCATCCCCGTCAATTTGATCATCTTGAGATTCATATGGTAAAATCATACCAATCCATTCATTGGTATTTAATCCATAAAAGTCTAAATCGGAAGTAGTCATCAGGTGTTCTTGGAAAAATGTAACCCGTAGGAATCACGTATCAAATTTATAGATGTAACAGATTTCTCTGCTTCAAAATAATGACAAAGAGATTGAATAATATAATTACCACTGGATTTTTGATCAGGGCCTTGTTCCTTTTTCTCAGTTATATCTTCAATTTCAAGACGTAAAGTATCTCCAGCTTCTAAATCAGTATTGCATGGAATTGTAATAGAATGTTTTTGAGAAAATAGTATATTATATCTAGTAGTTCCAGCAGCATAATATAATTCGGGACTATTATTTGGATCTATATTTTCTTTTTCTGCACCAATATTTAACACAGCAGTTTGAACTCTATGAAATTTATTCCCTGCTTTAAATTCTTCATCTAATATACTAGGTATCTCTGGTTTTTTACCCAAAGTATTAAATTTAGGATCCTTATATAACTTTCCATTATCAACAGTAATATCAATCTCAGTAAATCCATATGTTGCAGGATTAAAGAAAATTGTTTTATTAGCATATACTCCAGATCTAATCTGAGATACAAGATTTTGATCTTTTTTAACTTGCAAAGATGCTATTTTATAATCATTCTTTTCACTCTTAGATTGTTGCATTGATGTAACTTTACCATCATAAAAATATGATTCCTTATATGGTTCTCCATTAACTAAACTATCAACAGAAACATACCTAAATCCAGATTTAGTTTCATATGCAAAATATCCAGGATTAGCTGTATTTTGAGGTATGGTTTGCTTTGCAAGCATAGAAATCAAATCAAATGGTCTTTTAGTCATTCCAGCAAATGAATATGAATTACTACTATCATCAATCTTAATTCTATCATCATCTAATTTCAATTCATTCTTAAGAATTTTTTGAACTGATTGTGAAATACTACCATCATAATGCTGTGTAACTCTTTTAATATTATTAGTCCATCCAATTTTTGAAATAAATCTCAATTGAATAATTTCCATTGTTGAACTCTTTGATATCACTTGAACTTCATTTACATAAAATCTTTTATGAGCATTCTTATCTGATGAAAAATCCAATCCTTCTCCTATAGGATCCTTAATTTTCATAAAAATTTCACATCCAGCTTCTAATGGTAAAGAAGCATGTAAAGATCCCATTCTATCACTATCTGAAGATTTAGAAGCACCAGAAGTACTAGTAATAGTAATAATACCTGTTATATAAGGTGATAATATATTCTCATAATAATAGATATTATTAATCCTAAATTGGCCCTTTGCAAAATCTACTTCATTCTTACCATCAGCAGATTTTATTTTAAATACCTTATAATGCGATTCTTGTACAGACATTATGGCACCCTCATATCAGAATTATTTAATGATGATGGAATTGGATCTACATGAGAAAGTGATCCACCAGAGTCATTACTTTGTCCATTACTTACCATTTTTTCTACTTCTATAGGAATAACAACTGTCTTAACATTTGCATCTTCCATATTACCTTTTAGATCCCGACTATATTTTTCCACTTTACTTATTATACCTTTAGTCGAAGATGCTATATCTGAAGAAATGGCACCTTGATCACCACCACCCAAAACATTCTGAGACTTTTTACTATCACCACCTAAAAGTTTAGAAGGATCTATTGCTAAAAGAGATTCAATAGGATTTTCTTCCTCTTCTTCCTGTTGTTCCTTCTCTACATTTTTTATTTCTGCTTTTTCTTCATTACTCTCACTTGTTTTAAGTTGTTGATCTGCATTATCTGGAGTAGATTTACTAATTTTAGCCTTCTCACTTTCAGTTGATTTTTGTGAATTATCACTTTCCAATCCAGGAACATTTGAAGCAAGACTATCTACTTCCTTTTCAACAAGTGCAGAACTTTCAGATAATGCTTCAATATTTTTTTCAGATTCTTTTTTATTAAAAAATCCCATTATCCAACCACCAAATTTAAATAGAGCCTTTGCAATGGTACTCGTTACGTTCCATGCAACCTTTATTAAAGGTGAAACAATATCAAATGCAGTTTTCAAAACCTTAATAATACTAGGTAATTTATCAACCAAAAATCCCATCATAAGATAACCAAAGAAATTCAATATCCTGTCCTTCATACTCATTATCGCTCCAGTTACATTACCCAATACACTTTTAATAGGACCACCCTTAGACTCCTTCTTTTCTATATCTTTTTCAGCAGTCATTCTTTCAGCCTGCAATGCTTGTCTACGAACCAAAGATGATTTTTTAGAATTTAATTTAGACAAATTTTTATTATTCTCGGTTAATACACTTCTAATATTAACTGCAGTAATTTTTAATTTTGTTACTTGTTCCTTTTTAATTGTTATTGGCATCAGTCAAATATCCCCAATTCTTCTTTTACATACATTGGATAAAAATTAGAAGAATCTTCTGCACCTATAATAGGCATTGAATCTCCATCACCCCTGATACCAGCCTTCTGTTTTGCATTAGCCATATCACCCAATTTAACAGTATCCATAACTGTTACACCACTTTTTGACGGTGCTTGAAGATTTTGTGCTGTGGATTTTACATTTCCAGAGAAATCCATTTGAGTAGCAGTATTTACTACACTCTTATAATCCTGCTCAACAGAACCAATGTCTGCAGTTTCTGTTTCACCAGATTTACTCTTCTTATGGTCTCTTACCATACTACCAGCATCAAGAGCAACAGAAAGAGCAGTTCCAACACCTGGAATCATAGATGCAGCACCAGATCCTAATTCAAGTGCAGCACCCATCCAATCAGGAGGACTTGATAATAATCTCCCTACTGCAAATGCAGCACCCATTCCCAATCCAACAATTGGAATTTTCTTAAGTAATCCTTTTCCTCCTGCTTTACCCAAACCTTTTATTAATCCCTTTCCACCACCTTTTACTATTGCTTTTGTACCTTTAACAAGATTTTTTGCTCCTTTTACACCAGATTTACCAGCATTAACTATACCCTTTCCCATACCCTTAAGACCTTTACCAATACCTTTTATCCTCTTCATTCCCTTTTTACCAAATAAAGCAGTTGCAGCACGTGATGCAATTTTTCCTGCCTTACCATATTTAAATATAGATCTTGCTATTCTAATAGCATTCTTTATAATATTAATAGCACCACCAACAAATTTACAAACACCAACAATAACTTTAACAAATTTCTTAACAATAATACCACCTACAAGAATTCCAAGACCTGCTGCAATTTTTGCTCCATGATCTCCAAGAAACTTAAAAAATCCTATAACAAATTCCTTATTCTTTGATAACCATGTTAATGCTTTATCTGCTATAAATCCTGCTGCCAAATTACCAAAAAATCCTATCATTTTATCTAATATATTTTTTGCAGGAGCAGTAACAGCACCAAATGCAGTACCAACTTTAGAACTTATTTTATTAACAGCTTCAATACCAGATTCTAAATTACCACGTTTCTTAGAATCAGCAGAAGATTTTAAAGCAGATATCTCAGTTTCCTTTTCAGTAATTCTATTTGCAAAATCTTTAGCTAATGCATTACCAATATCTTCAAGTATAACAGATACTTCTTCTAACGGATTTTCCTTACCCCCATATGGTTGTTGCTGTATTTTAATAATTTTCTTAATAGTAGTAATTTTCCGTTCATTATTAGCAACTCTTTTTTCTAATTGTTCTAAATCTGTTTGGCCACCTGTTAATCCAAGTCCTTGTGGTGTAATAGCACTTCCTGAACTAGGAACTAATCCTCCACTCTTAGAAGTTAGATCACCAGCATCAATAGGAACAAGGTCACTTGATTTTTTAAAAGATGCACCACTTATCTTATTCTTCCTGAATAATGCCTTTCTATCACCAGCAGAAAGATACTCACCCTTAGATGTAGTACCAGAACTCCATACAGGTTCTTTACCTATAGTTTTTTTAGCACCACCAGACCTAGAGGAGCCAATTTTTTTAGATCCACCTGAGACACTTGCTCCACCTTTTTTTCCTGCTGGTAATAGTGCAACCATTCTATTTTACCTTCCTCCTTTTTGCTGATGCTTTAAGTTTTCTTCTTCAATATACTGCTGGAGAAGTGAAACATAAATTTCTCTTTCCCACGGTATCATGTTTTCAAGCTCTGTTAAGCTATATTTATGGTGCTGCATGAGAGCAAAGTTTGTCCGATAGTAATTCTCTAAACTCTCATGTGCCAGAGCTAACTGAAAAAAGATGCTAGTCCCTCAATTACCACCTCACTCTCAACTTTAGTTTCTGGATTTGTAACCTTAACCTTATGAGATAATTTAGGCATTGTTTCAAAAAATTCCTCAATCATTTTAAATTGTTTAGAATTCATCTGTTCCACAAAATCCTTTAATTCCTTTTTAGTACATTCTGTAGCATCCCATGCTTCTTCTTCATTATAAACTTGATTTATACAATTCATAATAACTTCAAGAGATTGATCTACTTGAGGTTTGTCTGTACCTGTTTCAAAATTAGATTCAATAAATTGAGTTAATGATGGATAATTCATCTGAACAGATAATTCATTATCCAATTTAATAACATTAGTATGATCTGGATTTTTTTGAACCTTAATAGAATCAATATCAATTTCCATTTGAACTTGTGTTGTTCCATCATCAGGACAAGTAACATTCACTTCTACAGTTTCACCTACAGATTTAGCTCTAATATTTAAAAACAAATATTCAATATCAAAAGTTGGTAATTTATCAACCTTTATTCCTCTGGTACTAATACAATCACTAATAACAGATTTAATTGCACTAGTAATTTGTTTAGTATCTTCAGATTCCAATGCCATGATTAAAATCTTCTCTTCTTTAACTAAAAAAGGTCTATATTTAACTTTTTTTCCATTAGAGGGCAATACCAACTCATAGAGTGGTGTAGAAATTTTTGGTAAAGGCATAATTCTTGATACACTTCAGTGTTTTATTTATAGTACCTTATCTATAACTTTATTGAGAATTTTTGTAAGAAGAGACTTTTTATTTGGATCAAGAATATATCTATCATAAGCAAACTGAACGGTTACTTTCAAAATATCTGCTTGGCCATAATTAACTGGTATGGAAGTCATTCCTTTCGGAAAAGCATTTATAAATTTATATGTGATAGATTTATCCATATCTTTTTCAAATTTTGTAATGGATAAACAACCAGATTTATATCCCATTTTATTTTGTCTCATAGGATAATTAAATCTTCTATAATAATTTTCACTATCCTCTCCATTTATTCCTTCAACATTATCATCTCCAGAAATATAATCCATCCAACCTTCAAAAAATTTAAGTACATTATAATCTTGATCAACATAAAAAGTAAAATCACTATCAATATAAAGTCGGGTATGAGCAAATTGTTGATTTATACCTTGAAAATTATCTTTAACTTCTGCTGTAGCAAATGAACTTGTAGGCAATGATGCTTCTGAACACATTATTCCAATATCCCCTCCATAAGAATATCGATAATTAACATTATAAACAGAAAGCAAATAATCTTGAAGTTCATCAGTTATACCAGAAATATGAACTTGATACTGATTGTTTAATGATAACTTACTAAGATCCATTTTAGTAAGTGCATTCATCTTATATTTGGAAATAATACCTGCCACTCTAAATACCTTATAACAGTTTTATATTATAAAGTATTTAGATGTCTTATAAAGGAAGATATCAACCGAATAACCCCCTGAAGTATAAAGGCAACTTTCGGAACATCATTTATCGTTCTCTATGGGAACTTAAGTTCATGAAATATTGTGATAGTAATCAAAATATTTTAGAATGGGGAAGTGAAGAATTTTGCTTACCTTATAGATCCCCATTAGATAATAGGGTTCATAGATACTTCCCAGACTTTTATATTAAAGTGAAAGAAAATACTGGAAAGATTAAAAAGTATGTAATTGAAATAAAACCCCAAAAACAGTGTATCGAACCTAAAAAACAAAAAAAGAAAACTAAAAGTTATATTTACGAAGTTAGACAATATGCACAAAATCAGGCAAAATGGAAAGCAGCAAAGGAATATTGTCTTGATAGAGGGTTAGAATTTAAAATATTAACAGAAAACGAATTAGGTATCACCAGATGACAAATAGTTACCCCACAGATGATAAACACAATAGAATTCGTGGTGTTATTGATAACATCATAGGAACAGAAGATCCTGACGATTTAATGTTAGAATTAATGGATGCTATTAGTAATACGGAAGTATCTGTTCCAGAAGCTGGAAAATATTATGCTTTTGTCTATAATCCAAAAACTCCTAATATTGAATATGATGCACACCCATTAGTTGCGGTTACTAATATACTCCAATGGGGTTTTAAAGGATTCAATTATCACTGGGGTCAAATGAGACAATATACGTGGCAAGAAGTAGTTGGTAGAGTGTATGAAATTTATCCAGAAGAACTTGCTGATGCAAGAGAGATACCTTTTGGCAAAAAACGTCTAAATAGTTAAAAAATAATATAAATGTCAACATATAAAGTCGGAGATATAACATATGATACTGCTACAGGTAGACCAATAACTTCTGATGGAGATTTTTTATTAGATTCTGAAAATAAACAATCAAAAAATAAAAAAGCACATTCTGAAATCACTTCAAAAATAAAAACATCTGGAGCTTCAGAAAAACTCCCTTCCAACTTGAGATATCCATATAGCACCATTGATAATACACAAGATTTTATTAAATTTTCTATATTTAAATATAAAAGAAGTAGTCTTGTTACAAAAGATGAAAATAATTTAAAATCAGAATTATTAGGTAGTATTCTTCTTCCCATTCCAGCACAACTTGTAGATTCTAATAGTGCTAACTATGGTCCAGGTAATATGAACTTCATGCAAGAAGGAGGGTTAGGTGCTGCTACTGATCTAATGTCAGGAGAAGGTGAAAACGCAGGTGCGAAAGTTAATCAGATGATCAGTGGTGCAACGGGAGGTTTAGTTAAAGATTATTTTGCAACCCAAGCAATTAATAGTATTGGTGGAAATTTAACCTTAAGCCAAGTAATGGCAAGATCAAGTGGGCAAATAATAAATCCAAATATGGAATTATTATTCAGTGGACCTGCTCTTAGAGATTTTAGTTATCAATTTAAATTTACACCAAGATTTCAAAAAGAAGCAGAAACTGTTAGAACCATTATCAAAGCATTCAAAAGAAATATGGCTCCTAAAGGTGCTGGTCAAGCAATGTTAAAATCACCAAATATATTTGAAATTCAATATGTTGGTAAAGCAAGTGATTATTTAAATAAAATTAAACTATGTGCCCTTAAAAATGTTGCCATGAATTATGCTGGTGAAGGAACATTCGTTACTTATCAAGATGGTTCCCCAATATCAATGAATATGACATTATCGTTTACAGAACTAACACCAATATTCAATGAAGATTATGGATCATACGATGATAAAACAGACGGAGTAGGTTACTAAAATGGGATATTTTAGAGAATTACCAAACGTAGAATATCAAGATTTTTTATCTGACAGTATTTCTTCACAAAGTTATCTGACAGTTAAGAACTTATTCAGAAGAAATAAACTTCGTGATGACTTACAAAATGTCTTTACAATTTTTGATAAATATGAAATCGTAGAAGGTGCAAGACCTGATACCGTGGCAGAAGAATATTATGGTGATTCAGACTTAGATTGGGTTGTTTTAATTACTGCTGGTATTATTAATGTAAGAGATGAATGGCCCTTATCAAATCAAGAATTATATATTTTTACCGAAAACAAATATACCATACAGGAAATAAATTCAGTACATCACTATGAAACGACTGAAGTTAAAGATAACGATGGTAGATTAATTCTTCCTGCTGGTAAACATGTGAATAGTAATTTTACAATACCAAAACCAAATACTTCCAATGAAGAGACAGCAACCCTAAATCCAGTAATTGGAATTAGTAATTGGGAGTATGAGGTACGTGAAAACAATGAAAAAGGATCAATATACTTACTCAAAAAAACATATTTACAACAATTCTTAAATGATATGAGAGATATAATGATATATCAACAATCCTCTCAACGAATAAATGATAGATTAATAAAAACAGAAAATACTAAGGTAAGTATTCCAAGGTAAAAAAAAGGGGGTCGTGAGACCCCTTTTTTTATTCTTGTGCTAATTTCTGAAAATACGATAACGTATCATCATCTTCAGTATTAGTTCCTGCTCCTGCACCGACAGCAGTAGTAACTAATTCTTCTACCGAACCACGATCATTATCTTCATCAACAGTCTCTACATCTTCACGGACTGTATTCTTGTTACCAAGAACATAACCCAGACGCTTCTTCAAATCTTCATAAGACTTGAACTGATCA